CAGCGTTCCAATGGCCCCCCGCAAGCAGGATTCTGTCTCCGGTTGGCGCGTACCAATAGTCGCACAGATACGTGCTGTCCGATCCGTTAACCGCCGACGGCATGACAGCCACGCCGCCGAGTTCGTCTTCCAGCAGCCCCGAGACATAGCCGCTCACCTGCGGGACACCCGATCCTTCTTCATAGGACCCATCGGCCATTGTCCCTGCGAGAGTCCCCGATCCATCGCGCTTGATGGTGCGGAAGATACCGCCGGCCTTGAAGTTGCATCCGATGATGAACTTCCAGATGTGGCCGTATGGGTTCTCGATCCCTCTCCAGCAGACCGGGGTCTTCCCGTCGACACCATCTCCGGTCCCGGTGCCGTTCTCCGCCAGCCGGGAGTCGATGTTATCGGCTCCCGTCAGTTTCCCGGCGAACCTTTCGCCCCACGGCAGATCAACGATCCCCTTTCCGAGCGCACTCTGGATGTCAAACGTCCCGAACTCCAGATACATCAGGAGTTGGTCGCCGACGTAATCCCAGAAGTTCGTGATCCCGAACCCGGTGCCGACGAGGCTCGCGCACTTCTCCGCGATGTCGATGGTGAACTCGCCCTCTCTTGTAAGGGTGATGTCGGGCACGTTGGCATTGACCAGCCCGGGATACGGGTCCCAGTCGACATGCTCCGGATCAGTCCCGGCGTTCCCCGTCACCGGCTTCTTCCCGGCAGCGCTCCCGAGTTTGAATACGCCCCCGTCAACATACCCGTACGCCTCGTAGGCCCCGGAATACAGGTAGTCCGCTGCGGTGGGGTTTTGCGGGTCGCCGCGCTGCAGGAACGCCGGCCACACAGAGAACCCGACGTGCGGCTCTGCGGAGAACCACCACCGGTAGTAAGGGTATTCGCACTCGAACTTGTAGTAGTACTTCGGCTTCCGGACCAGCACATCGCCGGCGGAGCCGTCGAGCACAAGCCCGTCCCCCCGGCCATTGGGAGAGAGCGTTATCTCCCCGGTCGTCCGGTCCCGGGTGCAGCGGCGGCGGTCGAAGATCCGATGCTTGTCGAAGTAGTCACTCGGCAGGTGGGTGATGTATCGGCCTCCTCCGTCGATCCTGCGGAGCACCGGACTGGAGGATGATGCGTCCCACTCAAACCCGATGACATCCCCAGAATAGGGGCGTTTCACGAATTCGACCAGTTTGTTCCCCGGCGCGACGATCTTCGTGTTCATGACGTCCGCGTGCACCGGATCGGTTGTCAGGATTTCCTGAAATGCTTCTATCATCGTTGTTCCTCCTCAGAACTGCTCGATCCACTGTACCTCGAACCGGGTATCCGCGTCTTTCGCCTTCGGCGAGAAGTTCTTGTACGCGATCAGGTCTCCGGCGCTGTCAATCAGCCCGCAGGTCGAGACGATCTGCCCGACCTCGTGATCGTAATCCAGCCGGCCGACGATCGTGCAGATCATCCCGTTTGCCGTCACACTGGAGACCGGCCGGAGGGTCGTGAACTGTCCCGGAACAGTCGTCCGGTTGTCGTCGAACTCGACCGGCTCCCCCGTAGCGGGGTCGTGCCCGCCGTTCCCGAACGCCAGGTGCGTGATCCGCGGCAGGATGCCAGTCTGGTGCGCCGCCGCGAACTTTGCCCGACCAACTTTAGTCGTTCCGATTACCGTCTTCACTGCCATACTCTACCTCCTCCGCAGTCTGCTCATTTCGCTTCACAATCCGCATTTCCATCGAGAAACGCGGTTTAATCTCTGTCCTCATGCTGTTACCTCAGTAATTGTCACATCGTGCATCACCAGATCACGCGACCCGTCGAACCTGAGATCTCCGGAGAACGGGATAGCCAACAGATCAAACCGACCCACAGGCCCACTGGCCGCTCGCTGCTCGATACTCTCGACGGCGCTCTGCTCCGCCCACAGCGCCGTGTAGCCGTCGAACCGCCGCCCCCCGTCGAACACGAGACCCCCGGTGAACCGGGGCATTGTCGGGCCGAGCGCAACGGTCTGTGATGCGGCCTGTGCTGCCGCGATCGCTGTAGCCCCGGGCATCCGGATGTGCAGGCGCGGATCATGTATGGCGATCTCCCGCGAGGCGTCGAACTGCTCCCATCCGTCGAACCGTGTCAGCCCCTCGAACCGGTGTTCCGGGGCGGTGACGATCCGGTGCTCGGCCGCGAGGGACTCCTCGTGCTCTACCAGCAGTGCCGTGTATCCCCCGTCGAAAGAGGTCGAGCCGTCGAAGGCGTATGACCCATCATACAGATGAGATCGCACGGTCCCGATCGTCAGATGCGGATGGGCGACCTGCACCACAGAGAGCGCGTCCAGAGCGGCCTTGAGTATTGGGAACCATTTCACCCGCACCCCCCCGGCAGCAGGCTCTGCCGCGACCTCGACCAGGTCCGCTATCGACGCGAGGATGTCCTCAGCCCGATACGAGGTCCCGGCCCGGTCGAACGCCGCCTGGATATCCTCGTAGAGGGCGTCGAGGTCGCACCGGACGATGACCGCGGCCGGTTCTGGAGGTCCGAGGGGGCAAGGGTCGCCGGCGTCGAAGACCTGAACCTCTGCGTCGAAGCGAAGGCTCCCGTCGAAGTAATAGTCCCACACCGGGACGTCAGTCCACCCCTCCTGGAGACCGATGAACGCCCGGCCCATGAGCGCATCCAGGACCTCGATGAACCGCTCGATCTCTCCGCTGGAGAGGATGGTCGCGACCCTCAACCGGAGCCGGCGGCGATACTCGATATCGCTCATCCCGCCCCGGGGTAGGCCAAGGTCGCGCCCGATCATATCGAGTGCCGCTCCTTCTGCATCGTCGAGTGAGCGCCAGGCACGGACCCGGTCGAGCGCCGCTCGCATCTCGTCCCGGTCCGCCGCGTCGAGCTGTAGTATCCGGTAGATGACGCTATCCGGATCCTTGGCGTAGGCGTCCGGCAACCGGATGATCTGGTCTTCAACGGTCATGATGTCGTCACCGTGATGGTTCCGGGCACGGCTACCGCGGACTTGGCAATTGCGATGTTCCCTGTTCCCCCGTTCACCGTCAGCGTCGGGATATCGATGATCCCGGGGACACTATGGATCCGGGAGATGATCCGGGTATAGATCACGTCCTCGCCGAGGGCGAGCCCGGAGAGATACCCCTCGATCGCCGCACCGACCAGGTCGTCGCCGTCGGGGGGAAAGATGGCCGCATCCACTGTCAGCGTGGCGCTGACGTTGACTGTCACGATCCCCGGCCGGTTGAACCCGATCGTGTGCGTAACTCCGCGGCTATCAGTGATCTCGCGCACCTCGTCCTCTCCCCAGCACTGGATGCCTGCCGGCTTCACCGCATACAGCGTCTCCACGATCCTGTCGGCGTCACCACCCCACACAATCGGCGCGATGGCCTTCGGCGGGATCCCGGTTGCCGGGTCGGTTTCCAGGGTGACATTCTGCCGGACCACTGCATCGAGCACCCCTTCGATGTCGAGCAGCGCCGCCTCGATTGCCGCTGCGGATGCTCCGCCGGGTTTTGAGACGCTGCGGACGTACCGCTCCCTGAGCTGCGCGTCAGTCTCGGTGTCCCGGCCGCCTGAGGTCGGGTCAGGGTTGGTAACGCCGGTAACCCCTGCCTGCGGGCGGACCATCCGGGAGATCGCACCCGCGCCGACGTTCCCGGACGCACCCGGAACAACAGCCTCAATCTCAGCCAGGGCAAGGCCGCCGGAGATGGTGGTGGCGGTCGTCGTCCTGAACACGATCCCCGTCGCGGTCTGCACCTCGAACCCCTCAAAGATCTGCGTCCCGTCAGCCCCGGAGAACTGGATCGTCCCGGTGGCCCGGGTCGCCAGCTGACGCATGATGCCGATGTCCTGGCACTTCCGGTCGAGGCTCACCCCTTCTGCCGATGAGACATATGCCGACAGATACACCTCTTCCATCTGCTGCCAGACGGCAGCCTCGTCCCAGGCGTTCAGCCGGACCAGCATGCCTAGCGGCGAGGAGTCCGAGAGGTTCACGTCGTTGCCGAACAGTTCCCGTGCCCGGCGCTCTTTCTCCAGCAGGATGTCCGCGTAGCGTTTTGGCTTAAATCCTGTGTTCGTCAGTCCAAACGTCATAGTTGCACCTCTACGGCTGCATAAGTCTCGTCCACGGTTGCCGTGATCCGGATAGTCAGGGTCCGGGCATGGGCATCATACTCCAGGTCAAGCGACTGGATGCGAATGTCCCGCGAGTCCTGTTTCACTGCGTCGTAGAGCGCGGCCCGGATCCGGCTCTCTGCTGCAGGCATCTTCTGGCCGAGAATCTCCCCATGGTCCAGCCCGTGCCGGATGTTCAGGAACCATTCCCCCATCCGCGTCGTGAGCAGGAGCCGGAGATGTTGCGCCGCCTCATCCGTGCCGGACACCATCTGCAAACCCATCCGGTCATCGAACACGAGATCGCGAGATTCTGGGTCAAGGTAGAGCGACTTCATCCGACGATCACATCCTCACTTCCTGTGATGGCGACCCCGGCGCCACCAGGATAGACCACTGCGTCCCCGACCCGGTGCACCCCGCGACCGTTCGCCGTGACTGTCCCGCTGCCGCCGACCGCTGCACCCACCCCGCAGTGCGGGCAGGAGTGGACCACCAGGTCCCCAACCCGGACCACCCCACGACCGTCGGCGCTGACATCACCAGAAGCGCTGACGTAGACGCCGGCAACGATGTGCGGGCAGCACGGCAGCCCGTGACTGCAGACCCCTGCATGGGCGTCGCCGAGCCTGACCACTCCCGGCATTACGGTTCCTCCTCCGGTTCTTCCTCTGCTGAACCTGAGTTCAGATTGATTGACTGTGCGTCGATGTTCACGATACCCTCTGAATATACGGTGATGTTCCCTTCCGGGTCCATGACGATCTTGTTCACACCGTTCTCCGTGCTGATCAGGAGATCGGCGCCGTGCTGCTCCGGTAGCGGCCGGGGGCGGGGTGTGAACCCGCCGACCACGACTGCGTCGGTGAGGCTGTGCCTCCTGGCGCCGACCCGGTCCGCCTTCTCTCCGGTCGCGAAGACCCCGTCGATCCCGCGCTCGATGACGACCGCGACGACGATATCCCCCGGCTGATACGGCGGCCGGATGATGAACCCTCCGGCCCGGAGGCAGGAGACCGATGCGTGGACGATCGGGGCATACTCGAACTCAGGGTCCCGGATCAGGGGCTGCAGGTCCGCCTGCATCAGCACCGGGTCGTACGTCAGGATTTTGGCCAGGATCGCCGTGTGGAGTCGGGAGAGGTCCCGGTTCCCGCGTTCCTCCATGAACTTCTGGAATTCGCTCATAGGCCCTCCGGCTCTGCGAGCTGCATGACGGTCTTGAACTCGTTCCCGTCGCTGACGTGCGAACCCGATTCGACCGCGAACAGCCCATTAACCCGCTTCGATTCGACCTGCACCAGTGTCCCGGCCCGGATACGGTAGTTCAGGAGCGACTCGGCTTCCCAGAGCAAGGCACTGTTCTCGTCATCGCTCTCGATCCGTTTCGGCGACCCGATCAGCCCGGTCTCCGGGGAGAGGAGGACCGCCTCGTCGTAATGGCCGTTATGTGGGAGCACGTGGATCGTGCCGTTAGCGATGGTTACCTCAGAGCCGCAATCCTCCGCAATCTCCTCGATGATGTTCTTGATCTTTCCGTCGACCGACCGGCCTTCCGGGTATACCGCGTCCCGGACGAGCTGGATCTTCCCTCGTTCCAGTCCGCTCATGCTGATGACGCGTTCCAGGATCTGAGATCCGGTCGTGCCGGGGACATAGGACTCACTGATCGGCTCACCCTGGTAGGCGGCGCTCGTGTCGAGGACCTCGATCTCGCAGATGCGATCGGCGCCCTCGTCGAACGCCCGGACATACCGGATCTCGCCGGCCATGACGATCCCGATATCTCCCTGATACCCGGCCCGGAGAACCATCTCCTCCCCGTGCTTGAAGACCTGCTCCGTCTCCGGCGCGAGGTTGTAGAGTTCGATGACTGCGAGATCCGGATCGCCACCCTTGGCGAAGTCTACCCGGAACTGAATCTCATAATTCGGGTAGCGGAACTCTCGCCCACAGCCGGAGACCACAGTCTCACGGAGCCAGAACTCGCTCATATGACCCCCTCCGCCGCTGCGTCCGCGGGCTCGACCACATACAGGAACACGGTCTCGCCGAGTTCAGCCCACCCGACTCGCTGCGAGCGGCCGGAGGGGTCGAGCGGGA